TTCTGGAACTTATGGACAACACTATTCTGCTGGTAACGACAGCATTCAAACGCTAGATTTAATTGAAGCATGTGGTGATGCTGAGGCATTCTGTCGCAGCAACATTCTAAAGTATGCTTCACGCTACGATCGTAAGGGCACTGCCCGTCGCGATATCATTAAGATCCTTCACTATGCACTTTTGCTGCTCCACTTTAGTGACAAGTCTTCCATTACCGAATCTTACAATCAATGAACAAAGTATTTCTTTCCACCCAAACTCTACAAGTTCTTAAAAACTATTCAACGATCAACAGTTCTATTCTTATTCGCGAAGGGAGTGAACTAAAGACAATCAGTGTTGGGGAGAATGCCATCGCACAGTATACATGTGACGAATCTTTTCCTCAGACTTTTGGTATCTATGATCTTAATCAGTTCCTTGCTGGTCTCTCTTTATTCGAGAGTCCTACTTTAGAATTTGACAATGCAAACTACGTAAACATTCGTGGTCGTGGTCGTTCTGCTAAGTATTACTTTTCAGATCCAGAGATCACTCTAAAGTCTGCACCTAATAAAGATGTTAAATTTCCTGGTGCTGATATTCAGTTCAATTTAACTCATGAAGACCTTACTGGATTACAGAGAGCAGCAGGAGTTTATGATCTTCCTGATCTTGTTTTTGTTTCTGTAGATGGTAATATTTCACTTGAACTTCGTGATAGTGAGAATGATACTAGTAACGGTTACTCTCAAACTGTTGTTGGAGAAACGACTGGAGATTATGAACTGACTCTTAAGGTGGAAAACATTCGTCTCCACCCTGGTGATTATTCAGTTAAGGTTTCTAGTAAACTTATTTCTGAATGGAAACACCAGAATCTTGATCTTACTTACTACATCGCACTAGAACCAGAAAAAACTTAATGAAAAAATTTCTCTGGGTTGAACAGTATCGTCCTCAAAAGATTGATGACTGTATTCTTCCTACTAATATCAAAAAAGCATTTCAAGGATTTGTTGAGAAAGGAGAGATCCCTAATCTTCTCCTTACTGGCACTGCTGGTGTGGGCAAGACAACCATTGCTAAGGCAGTGTGCGATGAGATTGGTGCCTCTTACATCGTGATCAATGGATCCGATGAAGGACGTTTCCTAGACACTGTTCGCAACCGTGTCCGTCAGTTTGCTACTACTGTCTCATTGACCTCTGGAGCACCCCACAAGGTGGTCATCATCGATGAGGCAGACAACACCACCAACGATGTTCAACTGTCCTTGAGGACTGCTGTGGAGGAGTTTCATGGCAACTGTCGTTTCATCTTCACCTGCAACTTCCAGAACAAGATTATTGAACCGCTGCATTCTCGTTGCACGGTCGTTGACTTCAGAATCCAGAAAGATCAAGAGGCAGGACTTCAAGAGCAGTTCTTTTTTCGTCTGAAAAAAATCTTGGATGATAACAAGGTTGAGTATCAGGACAAAGTTATTGTCAAACTTATTAAACGATACTATCCTGACTGGCGTCGTCTGATCAATGAAGCACAACGTCATGCCGCAACTGGCAAGATTGATACTGATATTCTTTGTGATATTGCTGATGTCAATCTTGGTAACCTCATGAATGCATTGAAGAACAAAGAGTTTTCTACTGTTCGTAAATGGGTGGTAGATAATATTGATAATGATCCTAACATTATCATTCGTAAAATTTACGATGCGTTTTATGAGAATCTTAAGGGAGCATCTATCCCAGAAGCAGTTTTAATTCTTGGTAAGTATCAGTATCAGATTGCTTTTGTTGCTGACCAGGAGATCAACCTGCTTGCATGTCTTACTGAAGTTATGATGAGTTGCGAGTTCCGATGAAAGTTCCAACACAAGAAGAATTGATACATCTAAAAATTCAAGCAGCAATGCGAGAACATGCTTTTCCTAAAGATGAGATGATGTATCTTGGTGAACGTGCAGGACACCACTGGTATCTTATTGCTGGAGAGCATGAAGTATCTGCAAATCAAATAGAGGATTTTGAAAATGTCGATGAAGAAGACGACACCTGAAAATGTAAAGGAAGCAAACGAAGGTCTCTTCTATGCTACAATGAACCTACCCCATGCTGCTGCCCATTGTGGAATGACGCATCGTGAAATGAAACACATCTTTCGTGAATACCTTAAATATCATGACAAAAACTTTGAAGTCACTGAAGACGCCACTTAGATATCCTGGTGGTAAGAGTCGTGCCTTGAGCAAACTCTTTCAATACATTCCTGATCTCAAGGACTATACTCACTATCGCGAACCATTCTTAGGTGGTGGTTCTGTCGCATTGGAAATTGGTAAACGATATCCTCACCTAGATATATGGGTGAATGATCTTTATGGACCACTCTATAATTTCTGGCGAGTGCTTCAGGATCAAGGACAAGATCTTCGCGATCAGTTAGTTCAACTTAAACAACTTCATCCTGAACCTGTATCAGCAAAACTATTATTTTTAGATGCTAAGGAGAAAGTAAATGATGATTCTACGTCCGATGTATCTCGTGCTGTCAGTTTTTATATTGTTAATAAGTGCTCTTTTTCTGGTCTCACAGAATCCAGTTCCTTCAGCAAGCAAGCGTCAGATAGCAATTTCTCGATGCGAGGCATTGATAAACTCCCTGAATATTCAGGAATGATTCGCCATTGGAAAATTACTAAACTTTCATATGAAGAACTCTTTTGCGACAGCAAGTCAACCTTTGTCTATCTCGATCCCCCCTATGAGATTGGATCGAACCTTTATGGCAAGAGAGGCAACATGCACAAGGGATTCGACCATGATAAGTTTGCTGCTGATTGTGATCGCTTTATCTCTCATCAACTTGTGTCATACAACTCATCGCAACTGATCCGAGACCGCTTCAAGCAGGGGTGGACAGCTGCGGAATTTGCACACACTTACACCATGAGGAGCGTGGGGAGTTATAATATAGATCAAGCGTCTCGCAAGGAACTCGTCCTTACCAACTATGAAATGTGAAGTCACCCTCTACGTAGCAGGCACCGTCTTCAAGGAGGATGTCATTGCTCGTAACTACTCCGAAGCAAGAGAGGTTGCTCTTGCTCGCAACCCAAACGCTAAGGTTGTTAGTGTAACTGCTAAGTTTTAATTAATATGATTGTCCCTATGAGAGTATTGGGCAGTGGTCTTGTGATCATTGCTTACTTTATTATCCTCCATATCAATACAACACTTGGTGTAGCATTGCAGATGGTAGGTGATAGTATTTCAATTCCTTACTTCATAAGGACAAAATCTTGGGATGTAGTTATCATGATTACATTCCTCCTAGTGATCTCTGTATCGCATTTGCTATGAATATTTTTGTCACTGATGAGTCTCCATGGAAATCTGCTGCTGTCCTACCAGACAAGCACATTGTCAAGATGCCTCTGGAGACCTGCCAGATGCTCTCTATAGTCGCCTCAGACAAGTGGGGTCATGCTTATGGCACACTGCCTAAGAAAGACGGCAACCCCTATGCTACAGAGAAAGGAGCATTCCGTAATCACCCATGCACTATCTGGGCAAACGAGACTGTAGCAAATACTAGATGGTTGCTATCTCATGGGTTTGCTCTGTGTCAAGAGTATTTTGATCGATACGGGAAAGATCATACTTGCTTCAAGACTCTCCTTGCTGCTGATGAGATTATTCCTTGTGTGAAATGGGATGCACACACTCCTTTCGTTCGTGCAATGCCAGACGAATATAAGTTTGATGATAGCATCACTACTATAGAAGCATACAAAATGTATATCGCATCCAAACCATGGGTGTCAGACAACTACTTACGACTACCACACCGCAAACCTGACTGGATATGAAATACGAATTAAAAGATTATCTTAACTCTATTAATCAGTCAAAGAAGAATGTTATGGATGAAGATGAGGATGCCGTTAAAGGTTATCCTCCTTTTATTGTGAACAAATGTCTATCTGGATTTACTGATAGCATTCTCTATGTCAATGAAATGAATCAGTATCCTTTTCTTGACAAGAAGATGCAATATGATTTTTATCTAAATAGTTTGAAGCCAAGGAAAAGATTCACTCCATGGTTGAAGAAAGATACAGTAGAGAAG